CAATCTAATCGTTGTCGCAAATATTACGTGAATTGGCCGCAGCACGAAACTCCATGTGCGGAGCAATGTCATTGTCAAATATCTGTGACATTTGCTTCCACAGTTGTTCACGTTCCCACTGATACATTCCAGCTGAGATAGTATCGATAAAATCGCTGGCATGATGTTTGTATTCAGGATCCTTGACTAGACCATAATCATGACGCCATGTGTAGCACATGCTGGTAATAACTTGTTCTCGGGTACGCATCAGTCTTTCTTCCCACCAAACAGTTGCAACAAGCTCAAGAATATGTTGATAAAATCCAAGTACAGGGTCAAGGCACCCATGACCTCAACAGATCCCTCGGCTTCTTCTGAAACCATTTCGCGAATCTTCTGTGTGTCGTAAGCAGTGAGTCCTGTAAACACAATCACAGCAATGGCCGAAATGACCATGGTCATTAAGCTACTACCAACAAACACGTTGATGACGCTGGCAATTACCACAGCAATCAAACCAATGAACAGGAACTGACCGATACTGGTAAGATCTCGTCGAGTAAAATAACCGTAGATACTCATGGTGCCAAACAACACCGCCGCTGACATGAATGCCATTGCAATACTGCCCAGGGTAAACACAGCAAAGATCATAGCAAAGCTCAAGCCCATTAACGCACTGAAGCCGGCCAACATTAGGAGGGCTATTTCACGCGGCGGTTTGGTAGCCATAGCAAACCCAATGCCTATTACTGCCACCAAGGGTGCAAATATCACAATCCATTTGATCCAGCCAGTAAAGAAGAACTTCAGGAGATCCGGGCTTGTTCCTACAAAATAACTCACAATGCCACTGATCACAATGGCCAAAAACATATAATTGTAAACACGCAACATGGCATCGTTTACTTCAGTGGCAGTTCTATATACAGCAGTAGTCATTGACTTCTCCTTATTCTCGATTAATGTATTTAGACAATTCTGGTGGACGCCAGCCCACAGGTTTTAAGACTTTGCCATCTTCGCGCTTACGAACACGACCAGTCAAGGAATCAATCTTGGCAAAGTTTGTGCTCATGACTTCTTTCCAAGCACCTTCGCCATCAGCTCCTAAACTTTGTACAGCACCTATAGTGACAACCATGATGTCGATCAAGGCATCAAGTTGTTCAACTAGGTCATTGTTATCGATCGCTACTTGTAGTTCACTGACTTCTTCTTTGATTAATTTAACATACAAATCAAACTGATCTTGATTACGTTCGCCTACAGTTTGCCCGCAGGCATTCATAAATTTTGCCTGATCTCTAAACACGTTGCTCATTGGCTTGTTCCTCGGTGTGATACGGTCCCTGATAAGGGTAGCGTTGTAGTGTAATCAATTTTGGACATAGTTCAGTGGTCCACGATCTGCCTTGCTTGACTAGATACCAGCCAGCAGCATACCAGCTCTTTGATTTTGGCTCACGTGTCCAAAGTGGTACTTGGTGTTTGACATCGTAAATGGCATTGTGAGCAGTACCATCAGTGGGGTAACCATGCACTGTGTTACCGACAGTGACCGAACCCATCTTCTTCATCACAGGTTCAAAAGCAATTGCTATCTTTTGCTTGATGGTATTGATGGTTTTGTAACTGTTGACTTGGTCGCCGATCTTTACGCTAAATCCGTCAGCACTGGCTTCTATGTTGCCGACCTTGCGATCATTTTGTTTTAGGATCCAAAATTGATTAGGAATTACTGGTTTCGCTACAATCATCTAGCACTCCTTTGTATGTTTCATTTAACCAGCGAGCATATTGTTCCGCTGATTCACTGGCCTTGACCAGTTCGTATTTGCCACAAAACTTCATGAATCTAATGCCCACCTGCCCTACGTCTTTATGACTGATCATAGTACAGATGCTGGCATCAACTGCTTGTTTGATCTCCGCAGGTTGGGCACGTAAATCGATCAGCAAACGATTGCGCTCGTAGTCATCCAACACACGGTGTTCTGCCCCGTCGGGATCAGTCCAACGCTGTAACATGAGATTGTTCCAGGCATAACCCTGCTTGTTGCGATCTTCAAATGCTTCTGTTAGGCCCACTTTGTTCTTGGTACCCTTGACACGCACACCTGGATATGCCGAAAACACGTTGTCGCTGGAATCGCCGCGCATGCATTTTTCGAACAACAGCCATTCAGGGTTGGGAATAGTTTTTGCTAGTTTGGTTTTCTTGTCTATAACTGGCCGACCTTTGGCATCAAATATCCCGCGGACAGTCAGTAATTCATCAGTGATGCCGTTGTATTGATCTACATTCTCGGCCAACAGTTGAACAAAGTCGGTATCGCTTGAAATAATTACGTGATGATCTTGGGGGTGTAATGCTATCCAACGAGCAATGATGTCGTCGGCTTCTGCGTTTTCGTTTCTAACCACTGAGCAATTTGTGCTCTCAGCCAAGTATTTAGTCAGGTGATCAAACGTTTCCCAGAACAACTTGTCCTCAGCTTGTTCTTTTTCTGTTTGTGCTGCTCTAGCATCGCTGCGGTTTCGCTTGTAAGGTGCGTAAACATCTTTACGCCAACTGCGGCCCTCTAAGGCAAATACCACATGATCAGCGCCGAACTTTGTGACCACTTTGTTTACAGCACTAAGAGTTATGTGGAGAGCATAGCCTACTTTCTCCCATTCGTCACTGGCACGGAACGCTACATGGCGAGCACGAAAGAATAGATTAGCTGTATCAATAAGAACGTATTTCATTGAGGCCTAGATAAGTTTGTGTTTGACAATGTATTGTAACATAAAACTGGCCCAAGCACTATGGGCTTCCTTACCGAAATGCCAGGAATCTTTTGAAACTGTTTCAAAACCGTTGTTCAAAAGCCACTGACTGTAGGTCATTTTGTCATTGTAAGGTTCGATGTAAGCGGATCCCCAATCGTGTCTTTGGTCCAGGGGTATTTCTTCCAAGGCAGTATTACCATTGAAAAATACATGCGGTATTTGTTGTTGCTGTAGATCTTGGTGGAAATCCCAAATCATTTTATGGGCTCTGACACAAACATCATACCAGTCGATATCAGCAATGTATTTTTTGTAGGTTTGTTGATGACTTTCAGGTACCTGATCAACACCGCTGGCATTGACTTGATAGTATACACCGTCGATCAACCATTCTTGCCTTTCCCACGTGGACCACTGTATGATCAACAGGCTGTTTTCGGCTGCTCTGGGACGTTGGCTAAGCCAGTGTCGTGTAGTACGTATGATTCTGTGGTTGCTGGCAGCAGATTCTGCATCGCATTGAAAACCAAACTTGGCAATGTCGGCCATCTTCTTGCCCCAACTCACAGCCAAGTTAGCCGGGTGTGGCAGGCGTCCCAAATAGTTTAAGAAAGGATCATCTTCAGCAAAAGCATGTGCATTTACTGCTTCTGCCCCTGCGGTATGGCTATCGCCATTGACATATAGGATCAAGATACCTCCGTACGTCCGTTACCCAAATCCCTGCTGCGTGTAAATCTTTGCGAACTGTATTCTGGGTTCATGGCCTGCTCTTGTTCCCAAGTTTCCATAACCACATGGCGACACACATTCTGAAACCATTGATCCACTATATCCGAATCAGTCTTGCCCACATATCCGGCACGTATCAAGTTGGCAACAAACTTGTCATTCCAATCCAGTTCAAAAGAACCAGCATGTATGTTTTCGGGATCCACATCCATACTGAGAATGGCCACATAAGGTTCACCTCGCTCAGTAGCCAGCTCTTTTTCAGATTTTGTTGGCTCAGTTTTCTTAGTGCGCTCTTTCTTCAGCTGTTTAACAGCTTCAGTTGAAACCGGCGTTAGCGGCTCTGGTGATTTAAAAAAACTTTTTAATTTGTCAAACATATCATTCTTCCTTTACTTCAATCCAAGTGTGGTCACCTAACCACTTTACTGCTACAATATACTCATACCAAGTAGGTGGACCAGCTGACCAACCGTCAGGTCCCATACCGCATAAGATGAGTTCATTGCGTCTTGTGTCTTGGGCTAACCAATAGGTGTGCCCATGTGCTATTTGGAAATCGTACTTAGCACTATGTACCATGTCGGTCAAATCTAATCTACGCTTGATTTCCTCTGCTTGACGCTGTAATACATCAACTAGTTCCATTATCCTATTGTACTCTTGCTCGGCATGCATACGTGCCACATTCAACATGATGTCTTTTTGTCTAGTAACAGGTACTAGATCAAATGCAGGACCACCTGCTTCGGTTGGATACGGAGTGACATTGCGATTAAAGAAAGGTACAACCACATTGCCAACATCGACGTCAAAGCTGTTGCGTCCTTTGGATATGTTACTCAATGTTTTAACCGCCAAATAATGTATTCATCTTTTGTAGCCCAGCGAGTTTCTATAATAGAATCGCCAGGCCCGGTCCATATACCAACGCCTCGGTAAGCCCGTTCCAGCCAGATAATCTTGTTACTAAACATACAACGTCTAGGCAACCAGGCAAACTTCAGCTGCCACGTGGCTCGATCAAAAAATGATTCCAAAAAGTCGTAGCCCATATTTCCGTCCAGTGGCACGATCAAGCCAAGCTCGCATATAAATGCTGTTGCAGGTTGAGTCTCAATCCATGTTCAATACAGTACTGTCCTGTGTATTCATGGTTGCGTTGATTGGCTGCCAAGTCCAACAAGCCTGGTTCCCAGAAACTGATAACTTCATCTACAGTACTACGTTCTTCCATAGTAATCTGACCTTTCTCTGCACGTAACAGTTTGATCCGCTGCGGAAAACTGTTGTACACATTCATTGGGCTACAGTAGATGGGTTTGCCTGTGCGGTCACGCCATTCTAGTGCCCAGTCGGGAATACTACTATATGGGCTTTCGGGATCGGCACTCATAACAAACTTCAAACAGTCTGCACGATCTAAAATAGTTTTGCTGGGTGCAAAGTACTTGATGGCAACACCTTTCTTTTCCATACACTTGGGCGAACAAACTAGTGTGACACCAGGTGGTACTACCGTATCAGGAATGCCATTGCTTTCAACCTGTACTTCTTTGAAGTTATGTAACTGTTGTGCCATGAACCAACTGATGTTATCTTGGATCAAGGGCTCGCCACCAGTCATGACCAGCACGATATTGGGAAACTTTTTGCCCGGTAAGTCGGGTGTATGTGCCCAAGCAGGAACGTCCTTGCCTTTGTCAGCCCAGAATGCCCGAATAGTAGTGTACATTTTGGTTTCAAGCTGGTCATAAGTCATCCAATCGCCGTCGTCGAAGAAAGTGTCGCAGAAACTGCAATCTAAGTTACACTTGGCTAGGCGAATGAATAGGGCCGGCATACCTGCGTATGGTCCTTCTCCTTGTAGAGTAAAGAACATACTTGTCACAAACAAGCTGTCGGGGGGAGCATCCTTGAAATACTTCTTACCTACAATTTCGTTAGTTCCGAACATTATTGTCCTTGTTATAAAATATTTCGCTTATCCATCTAGCTGGATAGTTCCAAAGATTAAGAGGTGGAAATCGATCATTCCACATGTGTTCAATATCAATGGATTCGTGATTCATTGTAACAGATTTATTTAGGTCAGTCAACATGCTGTTGTTCCGGATTCCAGCGACGCCACCATTCTTCCCAAGGAAAAACAATCCATTGCGGATCGTTGTGTTTGTTGATGACTTCGGCTGAGTAATCGACGTCAGATATACATTCGCTTGTTTCGTTGTCATACAAGGTGGCAATACGAACATTGCTGCCCCAGACAGCGTCCCAATCTGCTGCTCTGATTCCGCTTTCCCAATCCTGGCGAATCCAGTTTAGGGTAGCACCTGAGTCGTTGATGTCGTCTACGATCAGAATATTTTTGCCGTTACAGGCTGCATCTTCGGCCATCCAAAAGTTGCTTTCGCACTCGTCTTCGGCACCATCACGCAGGCGTACCTGCAGGGTTTCCATACGACAGTCCAAGTATTGACTGATCAGGTTGGCCGGAACAAGACCTCCGCGAGTGATACCAACCACATAGTCTGGCGTCCAGCGATCCAGCCACATTTGGCGAACCAGTTCTTGTACTTGTCGCTGTACATCGTTCCAACTCACATATACTTTTTTCATTTATTTTCCGTATAACATTAAGGATCGTTCTAGTTGATCTAACGCAAGATTGTATTTAGACAACCGACTGCCGTCGCCGGTATAGTTCAATATGTTGACAGAGTTGATGTGTAAAAATGTTGTATCTAGTCCATGCAACTTAGAGTATAACATAAGAATATCACTTAGTCTATACTTTTGGTCATACACTATATTAAGATCACGATCTTGTACGGTTCCATTAATCACTGCTTTAATCACACGCATAAAGTCTCTGGCACTGACCATGTCGAAGTAACGATCTTGTTCTAATGTAAATGGTAATTGATTTCCGACTGCTGCCCCAAATCTCTTCAACAAACGATTTGGGGATTCCGAAGGATCGAAACATCCAAACAGTCTTAGCGTTGTGGTTTTTGGAAAATCGGCACTGAATCTAGCTATGATATTTTTACTTTGTCCATAACTGTACTGTGGTCTGCGATTCCATATTTCCATCTCATCCACTTGATCTATGTCTTGATCTATGTCAAACTCGGCACCAGAACCAATGTTGATTAACTTGCCATACCATTGGTCATTGACAGCCAAGTTATAAAAACTTTCCAAGTTGTTGGCATAGATAGCATGTTCGTATGATCTCAACTGTTCTCTGCCGGCCACTGCACAGTTTATAACAACATCATAGCGGTTGCGCTTCAGCATTGCAGTAACTGCCGCTAGATCAGTTAGATCAAGTTGGCGACGAGTTGCAGCATGAACTTGATGTCCAGGTAAATGATCGCTGACATAGCTACCTAAAAATCCAGCAGCACCAGTTACAAGTATTTTCATCGGCCAAAATCGGGGAATTCAACTACAATGGTACTGCGGCCGTCTGTGCGATTGTAAGCTAAGTCATAGGCAGGTCGAATCTTTTCTACAGTGTCGGCTTCGATAACATCTACTGTCTGGCACATGAGTCTAAATGCTGCTGCAAAATTGCCACGGTGTTGAGCTTGTGGGTCTACTGGACGTTCGGACCCCACTGCTACTCTGATAATGACTCGAGGGTGGCATCGTCCGCCACTCAAAGATGATAACTTGTCTAGGTGATTTACAATCTGATCAGTGGCACACAGCAAGAAGTTCCAGCGAGGTACCACCGACACAGGCACAAATCCATTCATGGCCAATCCAATGCTGACACCAATTTGAAAATTTTCTGCCACAGGAAATTCCATTTTGCGCTCGGGTAGAATATCAGTTAAGCTTTCATAACAGCCAGTACCAGCATACTCGACTGCTTGCCCGAGGAATATAGTTTTAGGCTGTTCACTGAGCCATGTCATGGTACGTTTGAGTTCTGCGTTATAAAGTTGGTGTAGTGTCATTAGAATTGTACCCTTACACCTGCTCCGGCATGTGGATAACGAGTATTTTGGTATCGATAATAGATCAAGTTGGTGTCCTGATACCAGTCAGCATCCTGGGCATAATAAGGAACAGTTCTACCCCATATCTTGCTAGTGGGAGTTTCTACACTGAGTCCGTTGTCTTCGACCACAAATGTGATCGGCAAATCGTGATTGACACTGTACTTGTAGGCTTCGTGCCAGGCACCTGTTTCTGCACTCATGTCCCCGGTCCAACACCAAACATGTTCGCCGGTGTTTTGTAACTTTGCTGCCAAGGCTAGGCCTGTGGCAATGCTGGGGATACCGCCCACTATACTGCTACACACAAACCGATACTCTGGCAAGTTCATGACCATGCTACGACCGGCCAATATCTCGGCTCGTACTACCTCAGATGGTATGCCTTTCAGCAAGGCTTGATAATGATTACGCCAGGTACAACACACCCAATCTCGTTTGACATCGATGCCAGCAAATACTTGCATGATTTGATCTTCGTTGCCGTGATACAAGTGTATGGGCGCACGTATTTCGCGATTGTTAAAACGTTCGCCTATTTCTGTTTCAAACGCAATCAGTTCTTCACGTGTAATCATCGAAACAAGCTCATAAACCCATCAACCTTTTCGCCAATATAAGCAATCTGCTCAGGAGTGATCACAGGACTAGTACCGTGAAAGTAAGTATGTGTCATAGCATGTGTGGCCATTGGGAAGTCTTCTTTGGCTCGTTGTGGATCCATCAGGTGACTGTAAGCTGGTTGCAACATGATGTTGCCAGCAAAGTAAGGACGGGTTTGTATGAGATTTTCTTCCAGGTAGTCCACAATGTCATTGCGTTTGAATGGCGCATCAGCACGAATGGTCACAGGAAAAGCAAACCATGAAGGATCACTTTTGTCTTGTGCTCGAGGTAAGTGGAAAAATTCTTCGTACTTTTCGTATATGGCAAACAGCAGGCCGTAGTTCCTGCGACGCAATGCATGTATCTCATCTAACTTGTCTAACTGCTGTAGGCCCATGGCTGCTTGAAGTTCAATGGGCTTGAGATTGTAGCCGATTTCGTCATACACATACTTGTGATCAAATATTTCATCAGGTAAGGTGGGAATCCAGTTGTTGAATCTCTTGCCGCAACTACCGCATTTGAGCTTGTTGGCTTCGGGCCCAACACAATAACAACCGCGACCCCATTCTCTAAAGCTGCGTAATATTACTTCAGTGGCAGCATCGCTAGTGGCAACAAAACCTCCTTCTCCCATGGTCATGTGATGTGCTGGGTAGAAGCTGCAGGAAGCCATGAGTCCATAACTACCTAACGATCGGCCATCATATGTGCTACCTAATGCATCGCAACAGTCTTCTAGTAGTACCAATCGATATCGATCAACTAGATCCATGACCTGATCCATGTTGGGCGGATTGCCCAGCACATGTGCAAATGTAATGACCTTAATGTAAGGATCGCTGGCAATGGCTCGTTCTGCCTGCTCTAAGTTGATGTTTAAGGTATCTAGTTCAATGTCTACAAATACTGGCTCAAAGCCCACTTGAAGTGTGGGATTCAGTGTGGTTGGAAAGCCCGCAATAGGCATCAAGACCTTGGTGCCCTTGGGGAAGTTGTAGCCACGCTTACTGGTCAACGAACTCATCATTAGCAGATTGCTACTGCTACCTGAGTTGGTCAAGATACCGTGTGTTTTTCCAAACAAGGGCGGAAAGCGTTTTTCAAATTTCACGCCAGCATCGCCCATGGCCAGCCAGCCTTTCAACAAGCTTTCGACTCCAGCCATGTATTCTCGACTGTCGTAGTAGGATCCTGCGTAGTTCACAAAATCTCGACCAGCTACCCAGATTTTTTTTGCCTGTTGCTGATCTATGTAAGCCTTGACTGCGTCTAATATTTCTTTCATACTGTGATCTCTAGTTTGTTACAAAGTTCTTTCATGATGTCAATCACTTGTGCTGTGCCTCTACTGGCGGCGAAATGCAAAATATGTGCCTGGTCAAATGAGCATTGATTCCAAGCTTCTGAAGCAGCTACCACATGAGGATCCAGGCTACGCATGTTGTGAGCCATCCAGTTCAATCCCGGATGTAGTCGATCTGCATCATCAATCTCCTGCGACCAAAACATGGCATTGTGTCTATTTTGGTCAAAGCCCCAGTTTCTATCGGCAGCAGTTTCTCTCAGTGCCAAATAATCCTCGCCTAGTTGCCAAGTTTCGGCACTCATAGTGTGTGGGTAATACTGTACATCATCATTGAAGTAGTGTGTAAAGCCTTGATACGATTTGGGATCAGTGTAGTTAAACAGTCGGTACTGTGTCCACTGATCCGAAAACAAACTGGTTGGTTGAACCATCAAGGTATCGGCACCTGCCCAGAAAATATTACAGGGTTCGCGGTGCCATAACTCTTTAATCGCACGCCAGTTGGCCATGTTGTAGTTGTCGCAATCTTCTGCTGGTTCGGTCCATAATATGGGTTCAAATGGTTCTTGCACAAACTTACGAAAAGAAGCCAAGCGCATTTCGTACATGGTCATGTAAGGAATATGTAGATCTGTGCCCGAATGTGTCATCCATCCGTTGCTGGTAATGGGTCTGACTGCGCATACCAAATAGTTTTTCATATTATTCAGCTGATTTGAATCTACCCAAGATGGCTCCACTGTTCTGTCTATAGCCTTGGTTGTGCAACAGGCTGTAGCCATTTAGAAACAAGTAAGGAATAACAGCTGAACACTTGCCAATAAACACACCTTCGTTGGGATGATACCAAGTATCATCGCACACAATAATACTGTTTTCGCTCATCATGTGCATGAGATAAATGGCTTGCAACAAGTGTGTGACTTGACTCTGTACGTTGGTCATTTCAACACCCAGTTTGTCACGATAGTTTTGTTTGACACCGGCAACAAATGCTTCTTCTTGGCCACCCAGCCAATAGTCCCAGTCAAAGTTATCCAAATATACCAAGCTGGCTTGTAGCTCTGGATTGTTATTTGACAGTTGTTGAATGTAGTTTTCTCCGCGATCACATGCTAGTGTAACATGATCGGGCAGTTTGCCACCAACACTTAGATTTTCAGTAGCACGAGCAATCTGATCCGGATCCATGTCGACGCCGTGAAAGTCAACGCCGCGAGCTCCCGCCAGATCAGACAAGAATTTAGTTGATCCCTCACCGCGATCAACACCAACTTCAATCCAGCATCCCGAGTCGATGCGATCTAAATAGTCCTCAACCTTCTTGTAGTATGTACCCATTCATCACCATATAAAGTTATCTTTGTAATATTGTACTACCTTTGACAGCTCTGTGTCAAACTCTGCTTGAGCCGACCAGCCCAAATGCTTTAATTTACTATCGTCGATACTGTATCTAACATCCTGTCCAGCACGTTGTGAATCAATCACATAATCTAACCAAGTAGTTTCAAAGTCTTCGCCGTTACGGAAATATTCTGCAAGGATCTTTTGCACCACAACACGATTAGGCAATTCTGTATTACCGGAGATGTTGTAAATTTCGTTCACTACACCAGCGTCGATGATGGCAGCAACAGCTTGGGCCGTATCAGTAGCATGTAGCCAAGTGCGACGAGGTTCTCCACGATCATGCAGATCAATGGGTCTTCCTAGTTCTAAGTATTTTACACTTTTGGGTATTAGTTTTTCTACATACTGCCCAACACCGTAGTTGTTTGTGGGACGTACAATCACATAGGGTATTCCGTGTGTTCTACCCCAGGCATTGATCAACATGTCAGCAGCGGCCTTGGATGCTGAGTAAGGATTACTGGGATTCAGTTTATGTTCTTCTGTGTGCGAGCCTGACTCGATGTCGCCGTAGACTTCGTCAGTTGAAAAGTGCAGCAAGACCGGACGCTTGTAAGCTGGTATCACACGTATCAGTTCCAGTATGTGATGAACACCACGCACATTGCTTTCAATAAACACATCACTGGCCATGATAGAATTGTCCACGTGCGTTTCTGCTGCGGTGTTGATAAAGTAATCGCAGTCACGCAACGGCCCTAGTTCATTTATGTCACATGGTAAAAATGTAAAATTGTCGCAAGCTTCAAATCGGCTTAACCATGCACGATTACTGGCGTAGGTCATTTTGTCTACGCCAATCACATACCAGCCACGATCCAACAACAGTTGCGTAACATGTATACCAATGAAGCCCAAACATCCGGTTACATAAACAACTTTCTTCACACTTTTCTCGCTTTTACCAACAGGTGCCAGCCCAGGTATTCTTTGACAGCATCACGCATGGTCGGTGCCATGGCTTCAAACCAAGATTCCAACTCAAACTGTCCTTGCTTGTACTTAGGTACATTGTACATGAAACAATGGTCTTGCCTGATACGTTCGATCTTAAACAAGCCCTGTACTAGATCTGTGATTTCTTCGCGAGTGTAAGCTTCGGCATAAGGACATCCGGCTTGTGCTTCAAACTGAT